CACCCATTAGCATATAGACTTTATAGCAGAAAGAAACTGAGTTTAGAAACTATGGTAATCCTTGATGATTTAATAGATTACACTTCTGCGTGGTATAAATATAACGATATAATATTAAATGAGTTCTGTGATTTGGTTAAGGCATACAAACCTTTTCTCTACAATAGAACCAAAGTGGATAAGACGAAATTTAAAAGAATTGTGCTTGAAAACTTTACTTAATGTATGTTTTGAAGTATAATAAAAGCCTATATGATGTATACTGTGAATAAGAAAAAATATAACTGATATAAAGGAGAAAAATATGAGCGATTTCGCTACTCTTAAAAAGAAGAGAGGTTCCTCTCTTGATAAACTAATCCAAGAAACTTCTAAACTGAATACTACTACTCAGAGAGCAGGTGGTGATGACCGTCTGTGGAAGCCTGAAGTAGATAAAGCAGGTAATGGTTTCGCAGTGATTAGATTCTTACCAGAACCTGCGGGAGAAGACCTTCCTTGGGTTAGAGTATTCGACCACGGATTTCAAGGTCCAGGTGGTTGGTATATTGAAAACTCTCTAACTACTATCGGTCAGAAAGACCCAGTAGGTGAGTTCAATTCTACTCTATGGAATAATGGAACAGACGCAGGTAAAGAACAAGCAAGAAAACAGAAGAGAAGATTAAAATACTTTTCTAATATCTATGTTGTGAAAGACCCTGCTAATCCTCAGAATGAGGGTAGAGTAATGTTGTTTCAATATGGTAAGAAAATTTGGGACAAGATTAATGAAGCAATGAATCCGGAATTCGAAGATGAGTCACCAATCAATCCGTTTGACTTTTGGGAAGGTGCTGACTTTAAACTTAAGATTCGTAATGTAGAAGGTTACAGAAACTACGACAAGTCTGAGTTTGATTCACCTGCTGCTCTTTCTGATGATGATGAGAAATTAGAGAAAATCTTTAATAGTCTTCATTCATTAAATGAGTTTGTTAATCCTAAGAATTTTAAACCTTATGCTGAGTTAGAAGCAAAACTTAATCGTGTGCTTGGTCTTACTGGTGCTGCTGCTCCATCGACTACTGCTGAAGATTATGTAGAAGTAGCAGATACTTCAAATGTTTCTACTGATTCACCATTCGAAACAAAAGCACCAGTTGCTGAAGCACCAGTGACTGCTACTGCTGAGTCTTCTTATGATGATGACGACTCTATGGCATTCTTCGAAAAACTTGCTGAGGAGTAATATGGAAAACGGTTATCACTTCGATAATGACTTTTTAAATAGTGATGTGTGTGGCATAGCAACTCAATATGCCGCATACAAACACGCATTCTTTAGACACGAATCTACTATTAAGTCAACAAACTCTAAATCAGGAACAGAGTTTTATGGTGATACATTTGCCGAATCAATTCTAACTTTCTTAACACCGCATGTTGAAGGTATTGTAGGTAAAAAACTTTTACCCCAATATTCTTTATTAAGAAACTTTCAGAGTGGTGAACAAGTAAGTAAAAAAGTAGAAAATAATAATAGTGATTATACTGCTAGAATTGTATTAGGGCAAGAGTATAAAGGTGTAGATGACTCTTACAACTGGGGTGTCTTTATTGACGGTCAGTATGTAGAACAAAATGTAGGTAGTTTAATGGTTTACGATAGTAATATCGAAATTTATAAAGAACCTATGTTAGCATCAATGGGGTCTTATCAAATTGAAATGGTCGCATACTGGGTCGAAGCAGACTCAGAAAAGTCACATTTTAAGTTTGATGGTCGTCAATCTTTAGGAATGAGAAAAGCCTAACTAAACTGGAAGTCTTCACTGGTATGCGTAATCTACTGTTGGAGACTTCCTACTTCTATTCGCATTAGCACCAACATTAATATTACTTGAATTATTATTTGTAACTTGAGTCTTATTACTATTATCTATACTAGGTGCTGAAAGATTTACAATCTGATTCTGTCCACTTAGTTCACTACTTACTTTATTTACTGCTGAACCCTTAGTCTTATCTCCGGCATCTAAAATAGATGAAACATCACCTTGATTATTAATAGTAACTTTACCTTTATCAAATTGTTTCATTAATAATCTATCTTTAAAGAAAGTATCTTCACCATATTTCTTTCTCATACCTTCAAGACTATTGAAATATTTTTTCTCTGCTTGTTCGTATTTTGTGTTATATTCTTCTGAAATTAGTTTTCTTTGTTTAGCACCTTCTTCTGTTCCAGCATCGAAGTTATTCATCTTTGCGTTTCTTTCAGCAAATAATTTCTCTTTAGTATCTTCTAATTCTTGTTTATATACATTAAACATTGCTTCATACTCATCAACTCTTTTCTTCACGGCATTGAATTGTTCTTGAGATATAACCTTATTAACATCTTTAACAACTGGTTCTTTTTCAATAACTTTCTTTTGACTTTCTTCGTATTGCTTTTTGAGTTTTAATCTTAATGCTTCTTCTTTAGCAAACTCTTCGTCACTCATCTGATTTTCAGGGGCATCGAGATTAAATGCGAATGGTGATTTATTTGTATCTTTAATATTTGTTTTGATAGTCTTAATTAACTTTTCTTCTTGTTTAACTTTATCAAGGATAGTTTTTTCCATCTCATCTCGTTCTTCATCTCTATCTTTGATAACTTGTTTAATCTCAGTCATCTTTCCTCTATCATCTTCGACAACAAACTCCTGAGTTATACGGTCGTCTTGTTTTAACTTATCAGAGGTTTTTCTTAATTCATACATCTTATCAGAATTAAATCCAATTAAAGCCCTTAATCTATCAATCTCTGCTTGATTCTTTTCTTTACTTGCTTTCTTTAATTCTTCTATTAAAGCATCTCTTTCGTCAGATAATGCTTTTAGTTCTGGTGAGGCAGTCTTATTAAATTCTTCTTTTTGTTGTTCTACAATCTTTCTGACATCTTCTTCTTCACTTTCATTAAGGTCACTAGAAAATAATAATGTCGTTAAACCCGTTCCACCTTTTAATAACTTTTTCCACCAAGGAGACTTTGCAGGGGTTGATGGTAGTTGAGTTTTACCACTCATTTGTGGTGATACTGTTTTACCTACCTTACTACCTTTAAACCAGTCTTTAAGTTTTTTAAATGTAAAACCAGTAGCAGCAGTTGTTGCTACAGCATCAGCAGCACTTACATTACTTCCTAATATACCAGTGCCACTCATCATCTTACCTTGATTGGCAAGTGAAGCAGCATCCAGAATACCCATATTAGATAACTTCGATAATATTCCACCTTCTTTCTTTTGTTTAAAGAACCCCTGACTCTTAGCAGTCTTTTCTCTTACTGCAGCCTCTCTAGCATTCTCTCTAGCAAACGCAGCATCTCTTTGTGCTTGGTCAAGTTGGTCTTCTTGGACTTTCAGTTGTTTGTTGAAAGTCGTATGCATAGAATCAACAGATTTCTTTACATTGAGTAAACCTGCTCTCATTGATTTTTGTAGTCTCTCTCTATTATCTTTTTGAGAGTCTATAATCTGTTTAGTGTCGTTCTGATATATGTCAGCCATTTCTATGTTTCTCTGCCTCTTCTTCTAAGTAGTTTGTCAATAACGCCGTGTATAATTCTCTTTCCCACGGCAACATATTTTCTAATTCTGTTAAAGAGTATTTGTGATGTTGCATCAATGCGAAGTTTAACTCATACAAATTCGCTAACGATTCATGCATGAGTGCTAGGTAAAAAAACTACTCAGTCCCTCCAATGTTACTGAATCGTCTTTACCGCATGCTTCACACTTCCATTTTAAATCGTATGAAAGTCTTGGCATTCCATCTAAAAACTCTGTTATTTTTTCATATTGATTCTGTTTTAAATTACCTAACCATTCAATCATTTCTTCTTTAGTGAAATCACTATAAACAGAATCTTTATCATAAACATATTCAATACAATTATTTATTATTTCAAATTCAATTTCGTCATCACCAGAACCTAATTCTTCAAGGTCTGATACTGAAGGGTATCTCATTTTGATACCAACATTATCATCTAATGCTAACACACCATCACTTGGCTCTTTGTTAACAGTAACTTCTTCTAAGTTAATCTGAACACTGGTCACATGCTTACATTCTGAATCAGCACCGTGATTAACTTTCATATTAATAACCTCACCAACCGACTTACCTCTTATCTGTAGAAACAAATGTTCAACATCAAAGATTGATAGTTTGTTAACATCAAGTTCGGTGATGGAGCAAGAGTCAATAATACTTAATGTTGCTCTTGATATTTCTTTTTCATCACCACCTTCTAATGCCATTAATAATACTTTTTCTTCTTTTACTAAAAATGGTCTATATTCTACTTTCTCACCATTCGATGGTAGTTCAGTAACGAAGGTTGGAATTGCCAACTTCGGTAAACTCATAATATACTCCTATTATATAAAATTATAAATTAAATTTTGAAAAAACTTTTTCCTTTATTAACAATGTTGCTAAGACCTTGTATTCCTTGATTAATTAACTGTGGACTCGCAGCAACAACCGCACCCAATGGTGGTTGTTTTAAACTCACATTACCAAATCCAGGAACTCTAAGACCTGCTTGTAATCTACCATCTCTACTCGCATTAAACGAGAAACCAAGACCAAGTCCTGGTTGGTTACTATTGTCTTCAGTAATGTATTCGTAATTTCTATAAGCAAATGTTACTTGTAATTTTGCCAAGTCACCAGATGACCAGTCCATACCAACTTCACCAATTAGAAGTGGATATGCTTCATTTAGTTTATGAATGGTTCTGAGATTCCCAGCAGCACCATATTGTCTGACAATGACAGTTCCAACATAATCATCGAAGTATCTTGTATTAAACTTAGAATAACTTCTAGGTCGACTTGTGTATTCGTATGCCCCAGTATTTACCATAGCATCGTGCCACTTTTCAAAATAATCTTTTTCTCTTAAGTCTTCAGACATAATAAATGAAACTGTAAAGTCACCATATACTTGTGAGTAAGGAACTTTATTAATTGGTCCATAGTTTGTAAACTTATGTTCCATCGTCATCATAGTTCTTCCTGGAAGGTTCGCAGAGTCTGCTCTCATATTTAAATCTCTTTCTTCAATACTTCCACCACTATATGATATCTGAACATCAAAATGAGATGCTTGAGCAACACCAGTTTTACTGATTGATGATGTTAATTTATTTACATTAAACATTAAATCATACTCCTTGAATCTGAATAAACTTTCTGTGAGTTTGCCATCTTAAATCTCTGAGTCGGTAGGAATAAAGCAATATCCCACTCAGAAGGGTTGATGTAAATAAACTTAGACCTAACATGCTCAGACAAATAATGTTTGAATGTTGGTTTAAAATATTTGTATTTACTCGCACCTTTTAATACACCATATGATAAAGCAAGTTTAGTTGACTCATCATACTTTTTATTATTTGTAATACTATACAAATTATCCATTAACTTTGCTCTTAGGGTCGGTGGTAGATAATGTAAGTTAATACCATAGAACCCACCTTCAGCAGGTCCGACCATAAAAATTAGTGGGAATGTATCCCAGTATGGCAATGTCTTTTTGTGTTTAGGGTCGTAAATGTAATGATACATCGAACCAATTTGAGGTCCACTCTTTGCCCTTTGACTATCAGCAAGAAGTTTTTCTGGTGTTACTCTAGTTCTACCAATCTTTTGTGCTTTACTTCTAAACCAATCACGAGCATCGTCTGTTCTCGCAGGGACTTGTCCCGAACGAATACCTCGTGTTAATAAGTCGTCAAATACTGTTGCCATACTCTATTTATACTCGTTCCCAGATTTGTTCAGAGGTAAGTATAAAACTACCGTGATGTTCCATCTCCCACTTTTCTGGTTCAATCATACTTAAGAATAATCCATCATTGCCCATATATAAATGGTATGTTTTACCAACACACGGATTGAAATTACATTTAGCATTGTATACCATTTCAGTATCTTCTGTTAATTGTGCTAATTTAAAATACTCTTTCTTTAATTCTTCAAATCTTGTAGTTAGTTGATTACGAGCAGTTGAACCTCTTTCTTGTTTCTTTGTAAGAACAGCAGGAACAGTAAACGCAGGTGCACCAACATTCGTAGGGTATTCTGTTATCGCAGGGTGGTCTACTACATTATCTGGTTTTTTTGCCAAACAAATGCTCCTCAGTAATTAATTTAAATTCCCAATCTTTCTTTTTACAATATGCCAAAGCAGATTTCCACTTTGCTTGATTGACACCCCAAGTCTTTACTTCGTTTAAATACTTTTTAGTAATACGACTTTTCTTTTGGGGTTCTCTAGTTTGAGCATGAGGTTTTATTTCAACCATAAAGGTTTTACCTTTTCTATTTTGAAATATCATATCTGGAAAGTATCTGTGTCGTTTACCGTCTATCGGTGAAACATATGGTATGTTCATTTCTTCACTCGCCCACCACACAACATCAGGACTTTTGTCGAGGTATGACATAAACGATAACTCCCACGAAGAACGGTAAACTATCTTCGTTGGGTCACCTCTATACTTTTTAGGGTTTTGGGGTTTAAACTTTCCTTGATAAAACTTCATTCAATTTGTTATAAATACATAGAAACAATTATATTTATCACTATGCCAATCAATCTAAAACAACTGAAAGGTGAAGCACTCAACCAAGTAGTAAACAGTCAACTGAATGGAACTGGTCTTAGAGCAAACTTTGATTCAAACGGTTTAAGGTCTATCTCTGGTAATTTTAATCAGTTATTACAGAAAAAGCAAAGACCACAAAATAATCCTAACAACCCATTCAAAAGTTCTGCTAACCCAACTGGTAGTAAAGTAGAAGCACCTCTCATCTTTCCTACAGATTTAGATAACGACCATTATCTTATGTTCCATGTAATGGATAGAAGAAGACCGAGTAGAGCAGATGTTGTTACGAAGAGAGCATTAAAGACTATTGTTCTACCTTTACCGAGTCAACTTACTGACGGTCGAGGTGTTGCTTACAATACAGAAAACCTAACAGCAATCGGTGCTATGGCAGCTGGTAGAATGAATCTTTCCGGAGATAGTTTTACACAAGGTCTTGATATGGTAACTGATGCTTTTGATATGATGATGGGAACTAAAAAGTCTAACGGTGCGAGTGTTGATAACAGAGAACAAATGGCAAAGAACCAAGCAGGTGGTAAGTTTGTTGGTTTAGGTTCTAACCCAGTATCAGCACTTTTAACATCAACAGCAATCACTGGTCTTGCTTCAAAGGGTGGTGGTTTCTTAGGTGCTTTAGCAGGGGCAGCCTCTGCGGGTATGGCAACCAAAGGTATTGGTGTGGCAGAAGGTCTTGCGATTAACCCACACACTGCTGTTCTATTTGACAATGTAAACTTTAGAGAATTTAATTTCACTTATAAGTTTGTCGCAAGAAATTTACACGAATCAGATTTAATTAAACAAATTACAAATACTTTTCAATATGCTATGTTACCGAGTGCGGGTGGTAAGTTCGCAGGGTTTGCTTATGAGTATCCAGAAGAGTTTGAATTAGAGTTTGCTGATTCTATTAAACCTTATATGTTTAATTTCGGTCGTTGTGTTCTTAAAAACTTTAGTGTAAACTATAATGGTGAGAATGTTCCAGTATTCTTCGAAGACACACAAGCACCAGTTTCAATTGAAATTAATTTAGGTTTCCAAGAAACAGAATTGCTCAGCAAAGAATCTATTCAAGAAAGACCATTTGAAATTCCTGAAGTTGAAAACGAAGGTGAGTTAACGGTTTTGAATAGCACTGGTCAAGCAGTCAG